AATACTCACGCTCCTTTAAACTAATTATATCATAAAGCTGCAACATTGTCAATAGACTCTATTTAATTTATTCGACTTTATTTTCAAATATCGCAAAATAATAATTAGTCTTATTACATGTGCAAACAAAATCAGCCGACAAGGAATAACCCCTGTCGGCTGTCTTACTACCTACTTTATCTTCTTTGTAATCTCATCGCCAAGCCGTTTGATGAAGTTCACGCCTGCAATGCCATTCTCGCTGTATCCCCACTTTTTCAGCAGAGTATTAACTGCCTTTACAGTACCTTTTCCATATGTACCGTTCTTATCCATACCTACGTTGTGAAGCTTGACCGCCTTTGCAATAAGCAGCAGCTCCTTGAGCGCAAGCACACCGTTTGTTTTGTTGCCCTGCTTATAGCCTGTCTTGTCAAGCACTTTTGCACTTATCTTTCTCTGGTTCTTTGGTCTCAGGAAGCCTGCAATGTGGTCGTAAGTATGCTTGACCTTAGTGCAGGCTTTTCCGCTCCAGTTCTGGTCATACGAATAAAAATAATTCGTGTTGCCCTCACCCGTGCAGATTGCTATGTGACCCCAGCCGCCATTCAACGTGCCTGACCATATCGCTACATCACCCTTTTTCGGCACGAAACTTGGTGTGTTCTTTACCTTTGTGAAATTCGCTTTCAGCCAATTGTTCTTATCGAATAAATCCCAAAAATGGTGTGCGTCATACCAGAAATTCTTGATACCTGAGCCGAAGACCTCGTTGAAATATGCCGTTGCAAGGTCTACACACTGTTTGCCTGCTGCACCGTCATAGTTAACAGCTACACCATTGTGCTTCTTGATAAACTCATCATATGTCATTTTCTATTCCTCACTTTCGTTTGTATCCACTTTGTTTTCAACTGTGATTTTAAGTTTGTGTACTATCTTCACCAAGAATGACGGCAATGGTATACCTATCACCGCAAGATTTTCCAAGATAGAAATACACTCGTTGATTATAAACCATATCGTCACGATAAGACCAAAGTAAAAGCTGACGTTTACTTCAATGCCTATCTGTGAAAGTCCTGAGATAAAGAGCCAATCAAGCACGCCTGACACCGCCACCACAAATATGTAGCCGACCTTTTTGAAAAGCCCTTTAAGACCGACACGGCTTGACAACTCGCCCCTATTCCATGCTTTCCACATACCTGTAATGTAGTCAATGATCATCACAAGCACCAGAATGACTATAGGTATCGCCATAACACGGAAATACGCTGACAGCCCTGCGGCTATTGCTGATATGATTATTTTTGTTGTGTTTTCTTTCATTACTGTTCCTCACTTTCGTATGTTTGTCCCGTGATCTCTTCGTACTCCTCCGCCGTTATCCACTTGCCGACGGCGGTGTGCACCATAGCAACCGACCACAAACGGCTGTCATAGTATCTCTTGACCTTTGTATAGTTTTTACTCATCGCTGCCCACCTCATTCAGCTCTACGCCACTGAGCATAGCCAGAAAATCAACGTTTGCCTTTATCCTGTCTATCTCAGTGACCTTTGGTTTGTTGAAATTATCTTCCGTCAGCCCCATGCTCTCAACCATAGATTTTTCTAAATCCGTCATGTTGTGCCTCCCACTTCACTCAGTTTCACGATATACTCTTCTTCCGACGGCACTGGTATATGGTAATTATCGTTGCCGTTTTTGAACGTCACTGAACCGCCTGATTCAACTTCTACGTTTCGCAGAAAGTCGTCTGGTATTAGGGTTGAAATATCCGTGATTATAGGGTTCGCTAGTTCGTAGTATAGGATTACACCCTGCATTGCCTGTTTAAATGTGGCGGCATCGGTGTAGGCGGTGTCTCGCACACGCACCGTTGTGTTCTCCAAAACATATAATCCAGATGCGCTATCAGTAACGCCAATCTTAACATACTGATACTTCGGGCACAGAAAATTTGATGTGCCACCACGAATGTCAGATACTGCATTCAAATAGAAAAATGGGGTGTAGTCACCGTCTTTGTACATCAGCCAGTTTTTCGTCCCCAAATCAAGGCTGCCGACACATTGAACGTATTTTTTATTTTCATAATCAATGTAGTTTCGTGCCGTTCCTGCACTCCAGCCGTAGCCAGGCAGTGCCTTGATAGCTTCTGGTATCTGGTAAACGTTGCTGTGGTAGGGGGCATAGGCGGTTGATACATCTGCTGGGACTACTGATATATCATATAGCCCAATATTTGCTAAATTGTTAGCCCTGCGAATCACGGCAACGCTGTATCGGGTATCAGGCGGAACAGATATAGTTCCACCAGCCTCAACCGTGAGGATACTACCGCTTGACAGCCAATTTCCGTTAGCATCATAAAACGCAAATCCCAAACACCCACTGCAACTTGGATATCGTTTAAAACCAACTTTATACATTTTGCCAGCGACTAATGCAATTCCTATACCTAGTCCATAGCCAGCATCAAAAACGGTGCTATCACTTGAATGAAACGATGAAATACCTATTTCACTACGGTCAATGGTAGCTTTTTTGTAGTAATTATTAGCCGACATTGCATAGACTAACTCTCCTGGTTTTATTATTCGCTTGGCAGTATTTTCAAAAACATAGTCTATATTTGCCAATGGCAAATCTGGCGTCAGTAAAAGCAGATTTGCTCCCTGCTCCACAACGCTCTCTGTGCCAGCGCTGACAATTTCCCCTGCGTTGTATGGATAATAGTCCGCAGGGAACATTTTCTCAAATTCTTCCACAGTTGTGGGCTCGTTTCCCGAACCGAACATGAGGGTGAGGTCTATCAGCATGACGGAAAATTTGAGTTTGTTGAAAACTGTGTCTTTATCGGAATATATAGCCGACAACCAGTTGCTATCCCAATGTTTATCCGACATTTCAAATATGAACGATTTTCCAACAATCTGTTTTTGGATTGCAGTTCCGATTGTGCATCCATTCGCAGGATTAACGGTTCCTGAGATAATTTTTGAACAAAACAAATATTTGTGTCCGTTAGTTGGCGAAAATTCGTCCAATTTCAAACCCCACCATCCCTTCGCAGTTATAGCATTGGTTGCCGTTCCGTCCAGAACTGAATAATTTCCGTCCGTTGACGTTGTAATTCCATTTCTGGAATCGAATGGTTTGTTTTTCGCAAACTGATTAAACACGATAGACCTACCGCCCACAGACTTCACCGACATCAGCTTCGCCCCCGTAGGAACAGTTTTCTGATATGCCGTATCTGTATCGGTTTCAAATTTATGTGTTATGCCGTTGCCCATGTCATACAACGCATTTACACGCCTTGTCAGTTCCTTGTCCGTCAGCTTTATGTTAGATATATCAGCTGTATTCTCGGCAATCTTTGCAACTGCAGTCACATAATCATCTGGCAAACTGTCAGCCACGGATTGTGCTGTCTGTGCGGCGGTTTCAGCGGCTGTGCGGTCCTCTGCGACCTTAGTGGCGTTTTCTGCCACTGTAGCCTTATCAGCTGTGACCTGTTCAGCCATATCCTGCACCGCCTGCCTGTCTGCCGTAGTGCTGTCAGCGCAGGTCTTGGCGGTTTTAGCGTAGCCTGCCGTTATGGTCTTGTCGGCTTCGGTTTGCTGTGCTGCCGCTGATGCCTGCGCTGCGGATATTTTAGCAGCGTTCTGTGCAGTGACCGCCTGCTGACGTGCGGTTTCTGCACCCTGCATGGCGGTTTCTGCCTGCGTTGCAGACGTTTCAGCAGATGTCTTTGCGGTTTCGGCACGGCTTGCCGCCTGCACTGCGGTATTGGCTGATTTCTCTGCGGCTGTGGCAGATTTTTTTGCGTTCTCTACCGCCGTAGTTGCCGTGTCTGCGGCGGTGACGGCTGTCTGCATATCTGCGTGCGCCTGCCTGCCTATGGCATCTATGCGGTCTAGTGCGTCCATAGCCACATCAGGTGACGGCACAGCATTATCGTCTATAGCCGCACCTATTCTCAGGCGGAAAATTCGTGATTTTTTTACTAGGATATATTCCTGCCCTGACAGTTTTTTCGCACATATCTGACAGCTGACTGTCTGCGCTGACCGCAAGATATCAGCCGTAGGTGTCCACTGTCCGCCTGTGATATCGACCTCATAGACAGTGCCGTCGCCATAGTCGATAGTCAGCACATAGCGTTCTGCACCGTCTATCTCCATGCCCTCGACCGATACAGGACGGGCATTAGTTTCACCGACATAGCCCAGCAGGGCTGTGCTTAGGGTTACGTCATAATCTGCATTTAATGTTATTGTCATTTAATCCCCCTCTATTCTATCGCAATGTAATCCACATAGTACGTTCCTGTCGGGACATTTACTGTTGACCCGTTATTAGCTCCCATGCAGACGTTCAGATAGTACGACTTTCCCGAACCACTAACGTGGGTGCAGAACGTCTTGTATGGTGTTGGTATGTCTGTCTGCCGTAGTGTTGCTATTACCTGCTTAGGCGCAAAATTCAGTCCAAGCGGTATCCGCATCAGCGCATTTGCTCCCGTCATCTTGTGTTCCACAGTGCCATAGTGTATCTTGCCGGCTCGGCTCAGTATCTCATCGATTTCCTCTCCTGCGTGTTGCATAGGATAATCGTTTTCGGTGATATCCTGCGCCAATGTCAAATTTTCATCAGCCATTATCTCGCCCCCTTAAAGCTGTTCTTCTACCGACAAACCTACCGCTGAAATATCAGCACTCAGTCCGCCGTCAAAGGTAAATCCTAAATTCGTTATCGGTATGTCATAGCTGTCTGCGCCGTTGGTGTAGGTCACCACGTCACCTATGTCGAAACGTGGGTCACCAAGTCTGTGGTACAGCTCAGTGGTGTACCACGAAAAGCCTCCTATCCTGCGCCACAGAGATTGTAGCAAAGACTCTGTCATGTATGGATTTTCAAACTCCAGCACACGTCCTTGTGTTGTATCTGTCACGCCTAGTGACAACGTTACATCATCACTGACCTTGCAGATTATGCCTACTATCACGTTCTGTCTTTCTGACAGCGTAGGCAGGTCTATGGTGTTATTGTCCAGTATCTTCACGCTCGAGCCGTACCATTTGCGGACGTATCTGCCATATCGGTCAACAAAGCCAAACTGCCCCTGAGCAGAAGCCAGATAGGACAACATTTGGCGCATGGTCACGTCTTTCGGTACTGAGCTGACCTTGAAGTAAAAATACTTTGAGTACAGCACCTTGCCGTTCTTATCTATCAACCTTCTGCCGTTCTTGTCACGCAGCAGTCGCACCTCTGTATAGTCATTGCCGTTTTGCAAGCCAAGCTGTCTGCATATGTCGTCCTCGACTGCTTTATTCCAGTTTGGCATAGGGATATGCGGCACATATGGTTTGTCGGAAAAATATAATCTATCCGCCATTGTCAGCTGAACACTGCCGCCCGACTTTTTCGACTTCACACAGGTGAAACGTCCCATTGGTATCTTTTCGTCATTTGTATCAGATGAAGTTGCGTCCTTTGTATACAAACTGAAAACATACTCATTTCCAAGATACTTAGTTCCGTCGTCAACCAGTTCCGCCGTCACACTTTGAGAACAGACAGCTCCAAGCTCTATATCATCACTCAGAGAGGTTGCTTGAATGTCCGTCTGAACGTTCTGAATGCCGTCATATGCCACAGGTTCTCCGCTCTGAGCGTCCTCTATCCACATACCCCACAAGGCTTTGTAACTCTCTATCCTGCTTGTTATCTCATTGCTTGCTATGGTGTACATATGCCCTCCTAACGTTCTGCGAATGTGACAGTACAGCTCTTGTAATACTCACCACCGTCAAGTCTGACAAGCCCCTGCGGTACATAGTCGCTTGCGTTGGCAGATATAGAATAATACTTGCCGTTGTGCCAAAACTCCAGTTCTGCAAAGTCGGGTCCGTCCTCGATAAGGGATTGTATCTCGGCTGAATCTGCGACAGGAAGCATTGTCCACTTGCAAGGCAGTTTGTATTTGCAGAACTTTCTTGCACCCACAAACAGACCCGTTGTATTCACTCGTCCTGAGCCTGCCGTCCACTCGTAACAGTTTACAGGGCTCCAGCTATCAGGATCAGGGTCTGTCACCCACACGCCGTTTATCTTTAGCAATGTTCCTGTCAAAATGCACTCACTCCCGTCTTACGTTTATACTGATTGTTGCTGTCCTGCATACACTTGAAAAGCACCTTGCTGTCAACTGTTCCGAAGAACACAGGGTCATAAGCTTTCAGCCAATCAAGTATAGCGTTCAGCACCCTTAACACCTCGTCAAGCTTGCCGTTATCAAGCATACCTTGCAGTTTGCTCAGCGGTGAAATTACCTCAGGGTCTGCTTTTGCGTTCCTGTTATCGCCCACCATTGCAAGGGTCGGTGCTGTGGCAAGTCCGCCTGTGGCAAGCTTTGGTATCTCAGGTATGCTTATTGTGTCAAGGTCAAAGCCGAAGGTTTCTCCGCCTATGCCAGGCACCCAATCAGGCACATCAAAACTCAAGCTGTTAATGCCGTCGATTATCCAGTTGACCGCACTTTCAATAGCACTGGTCATTTTGTTTACTGCACCGATAATTAGGTTTATAGGTGCTTTCACAACGCTGTAAAGCGTATCCCACACGCCTTTGAAGATCTTCTTTACACCCTGCCAAGCCTTCTTCCAGCTACCTGTGAAAATGCCTTTTACGAACATTATAATGCCGTTGAGAATGGTCTTTACGCCTCCGAAAGCGTCTGAAAAGGTCTTTTTGAACCACTTGCCTATGCCTTTGAAAACGCCCTTGACAGCGTTAAGAAGCTTTGTGAAGATCTCCTTTATCTTTGCAATACCCTCAGATACGGCATTATACAGACCTTGTATGATATATCCGCCCATTTCAGCCATGACCTTACTAGGGCTGTGAATACCAAAACAGTTCTTGAAGCCCTCAATAAATGGTGTAAGAACATGGTCATAAAGCCAAGTGCCTATGCCCTTGAAAGCGTCAACGATACCTGTGAAAAGCCCCTCAACGATATTACCGCCACAGTCTTGTATCTTCTCCGTAAAGTAGTCACGGATACTGAAAACAGCGTCCTTGATAAAGCCCCACAGCACCGATACCGCACCGCCTATAGCTGAGCCTATGGCCTTGAAAAGCTTTGTGGCAATACCGCTCCAATCTATTGTAGAAATGAACGTCCACAGCTTTTCGCCTATGCCCAGCCAGTTTACAGTTTGCAGGAAGTTTATTGCCGTATCAAGCAGACCTTTCACGCCCTCAGAGATAGTCGTTCCTGCCTTGCCCCAATCAATCTCATCAAACCAGCCGTTCACAGAAGTGCCTATGGACGAGCCAAAGCCCGACCAATCAAAGGTGGTAACGAACGAATAAAGATAGTCGATAGTAGCTTGCCATTTTGAAGCAAGGGTCTTTCCGATAAGCGACCAATTCGTTTTCTTTATACCGCCGTTAAGAAAATTAGCCGTACCCTTGCCGAAGCCTGCCCAATCGAACTTCTTCATAAAGCGGTATCCTACGCCAAAAATTGTGTTTATACCGCCGCCGAAGCTGTCCCCAAGACCTGTCCAATCAACGCCGTTAATAAAGCTGTTCAGACCGTCTGTAAGCTTATCCACAAAGCTATTCAGCTTTTTCTGAATACCGTCCCAGTTGATGTATGCGAAAGCTCCGTTGACCTTTTCAGCCACAAGAGAGCCTACTCCTGCCCAGTCACCCGACTTAATGGCGTCTTTCATACGCTTCGCCCAATCAGGAAGCTGAACGTTGTCGCCGTTTATGGCTGAGTAATCAATGCCGCCCTCTGAACTGTCTGTATCGGACTTGCTCTGATCCGGTGCAACTCTTACAACGTCAAAGTCCGCAAGGTAAGTGTCCTGAGTTTTCTTTATCTTCTCCGCTGACTTCTGCGCCTGCTTTGTCGCCTGCAAGGACTTCTGATAGGTGGTGCCGAAAAGCTCAGAGATAAACACCGCCACAGTTTTTGTCGCCGTCGCTACGCCCGTCATAAGCGTATTGAGATACGGCATTACTGTGTTCATTATCGGTGTGAAAGCTATGGTAAGGTTTGCTTTTATTTCGTTTAAGGACTTGGCAAATTCTTCGTTGCCTGAAACAGCGTTTGCAACAGCGGAACGTATTCCTTTCAGCAAAACAAGCACGCCTGCCATTAAGAACACTCTTTTTGCCGCAGATTTGAGCGAATGTGTAAACTTACTCAGCGGTTTTGAAGTGCTGTCGATAGTTGTTTTAAGCCTGCTGAATTTGGATTTAACTGCATCAACAGCCTTTGAGCCTGCCGAACGCATTGTCCTAAAAGCTCCTCCAAGAGTTGACTTCACCGCCTTGCCTGCAATGCTGACAGCTGAGCCGATACCGCTTTTTATCCTGCCTGCAACAGTCTTTATTTTCTGCACGGCACTTTCAGCAAAGCCTGCAATAATATCGTCCATTTTTGTTGTCTGCTCTGAAACGCTTTCGGCCGACTTGTTTGCCGTTTCCGCCGCTGTCTGACTTATCTTCGCAGAACTTGATTTAGTCTTGTCCTGCATTTTCTGAACTATCTTATCCGTTAGTTCATTGACCTCAGCTTCGACCTTTGTAGTGTCATACTCAGGGTCATAATTCACCTGAACAGTTTTAGGCTTGATATTATCTGTCTGCCCTGCCGCTTCCTGCGCTTTTTTGCCCAGCTTATCATACTCAGCCATTGCCTTTTCAACAGCCTCCTGCATACTCTTCTGAGCGACCTCCGACGCACTGCCAAAGCCCTCGTCTATGGCTTTAGTGGTCTTATCCATAGCGTTCTCAACAGCTTTCTCTGCCTGCTCTACTGGCTTTGAAAAGCCGTTCTGTATGCTTGCAGATATCTTGTCAAGCTGCTCCTGCACCTTGTTTTTTATCACAAGGTCAAGAGATATAACACCAACGCTTGCTCCGTCTGCCATTACTTATCACCTGCCTTTCCGAACATTCCCTTGAACAGCCTTTCAAAGTATCTCGCAGTTTCAAGCTTGTCTTGCTCTGTGAACGTTTCCTTTGCTTTCTGACTTCTGAACGCCGTCCATTCTGAGCGTATCTGCTTTTCATACCTGTCGAAATTTTTTATGATGTCCTTGTTGTCCTCGCTCCTGATACGAACTATCTGACCCAGCGGCGTATCGTGCATAAGCCCTGCAACGAGCCTGTACCAATCGCTGTAATGCAGATTTTCCTGCTCTGAGGGCAGGATATTGTACTGCTTTGCAATGGATTGTATGATAAGCTCTCGGTCATAGTCAAGATCGTACCAGCTTTCTTCAAGCTTACTCTGCGTTTTCCTGCGGAAATCGAGCCTCTGTCTTTTCTGCGTCCTCGCCTGTTACCGCTGAGATAACAAGAGTGAAAAGCTGCTGATATGCCGCCCAAGGCATATTCATTGCCTCTATCTCCTTGTAGTCCTTTGGTGCGAATGCAAGCTTGAAAACCTCGTCTATCATATCAAGGTCTTTCTTTTCAGCGTTCTTGTCGCAGATGTCAAGTATCTTCTTGACAGTTTTCTGCCTGTCATCCACAGGGTAGACCTTGTCGCCTACTCTTATCTCAGGTGTACCTGTAAGAAGCTTGCTGTCGAGTGTATACATCTTTGCCATAGTTATTATCCTTTCTGATTTTAGGTATAAGAAAAGCACTCCGCTATAAACGAAGTGCTTGACATTGTTATTTTGCTGTGATATAATGAACATAAAGAGAGGTACTGCGATAAGCGGTTTACCTCCAGTTGGTCAATTTAAATTATAACCGTCCTTTGGCAGAAGGGCGGTTATTTCTTTTTATTGCAGACATTGAGCACAAGCCCAATTATGTTTGTTATAAGTAGAAGTAAAGTTAAGACTTCCATAACGCTCATGTGTCGCTCACCTCCTTAGCCATGAGGCTTTTGGAGGATTATTTAAACCGCCTACCGTTATTTGCAGTACCCAAAGTCATTATATCACAGATAGTTTTTCTTGTCAAATATTGTTGTTTACGCTGTCGCCTCTGTAAACTCAGGCTTGCCGTCGGAAGCAAAGTCGAACGCAAGCGGCGCAACTGCTGTCGAATCTCCGCCGCCCCATTCTGTTACGCTGACAACGCCCTTGATAACAAGCTTGGCTCCGCTTGGAAAGTTCCACACAAGGGTTGTGGTCGCCGCAGCACATGTTTTGAGTGCAAGGCTCTCGATGTAGTCATTGCCTGCGTCACCGACGTTTCTCTTGCCTGAGATACTGATAGTGATAGACTTACCAGTGAGCAGACGTCTTGTCCACCCCTGCTGATCAAAAGGCTTCCACTCCTCGATATTGCCGTCAATGGATACTGAAAAGCTCTCCATATCGGCAATAGTCACAAGATTGCTCTCTGTCGAGCCGTCGCCGCCTGTCTTGTCTATCTTGAACTGGTTTTCATATACGGGATAAACTCCTGTTGTGTTTGCCATACTCATTCATTCCTTTCGTAATATACTGTTGCCTCGATAACATATTCACACACGCCTCGCTCGTCCCTGCCAACAGAAACAGGCTCTTTGCATTCGAGATACTTTACCGTAAATCCATCACCCTTATACTGACGTATATCGGATAGGATATCAAGAATGCTTTGAGCCTTTATCTCTGCCTGCGTGGGAGTATCAGTCCAATGAATAAGCACCGAGATATGTTTTTCAAGTGTTTTTGTGCAGGCTTTTCCGCCTATGCAGATACGCTGTGGCTTTGAAGTCTTTGCGTTGTACACGCCTATGCACTTATCAAGGTTGCCGTCAATAGTGCCTGCATACACGTCCTGCAATTCAAGGATATCGCTCAGCATATCCGCTATGTTAAGTAAAGTCATACGCCTGTCCTCTTTTTGAACTCTGCCACAAACTCATTCTTGGCAAGGTCCTTTTTACTGCCTGTGATATATGGCTCAAGCCAAGCCGCACCTGCGTTAGGGTTATTGCCTTTCTGAAAATGATACTCTGGGTGATAATACAAACGTCTTGCCTGCGGAGAGCCTGTCACAAGACTTGCACCGCTTTCGTCAGCGTGGACAAAGGTCTGATTATTCTGCATATCGCCTGTATCGAACGGCATTGTCTGAGCACTCACAAGGTCTGTCCTCACCTGCTCCATAGCCACCTCAGCAGACTTCACAGCAGCGTCTTCGATAGCTTTTATTGCCTGCATATCAAGCTTTATTTCAATGCCCACTATATCAACTCCAATTTTGTGTAATTCACCCTGCCGTCAGGGTCTTTGGCTTTCTCAGAGCCATATATCTTGTACGTCCTGCCGCCTATGACCGCATAGCCCTCTATAACAGCGTTATCAGGGGCAATATCTCCGCAGAAAAGAGCCTCGCCTGACAAGGTTATAAGCTGTTTCTCTGCGGATAATTTCTGCCTTGACTTCTCAGAGTGAAAGCATTTGCCCTCAAATATGACCGCCTGCTTCTTTGAGCCGTCACGATTAAGTCCGTCCGTTCGATAGACCTTGCAGGGCGTTTTGCATACCCTTTCAGGTACAAGCTGAGGAAACTTCATCACATCAGCCCCCTGTAACATAGTCCTGTCTGCATAAGCACATTGTAGACCTGACGTGTTGTGATAACGCCGTCAAGAGATACCACCTTTGACTTATCGAATGACATTGAAACTCCGCTTATGCTGTAAGCGCTCAGAGGGCTTTCTAACAGCTCCGAATTGTCATAAATGAATTTCATCTGCAAGGCTGTGGAACGTTTTATACGCTCTCTCTGAAAGTCTGTAAAGCTGTCAATGCCCTCTGCTGTTATGCGGTTGAAAGTCAGCGTGTCGATATCGCTTTCAGCTCTTTGCCGAATAGCCGAGAACTGTTCTTCGGAGATATCACACTCAGGACAGATATTGCAAAACTCAGTAGAGGTGAGGTACATATCCCTCACCCCTTACTCGCTGTACTCTGCTGTGTCAACGTCAGCGTAAATGCTGTCTATCTTTCCGTCCTTGCCGTTCGGGAAAGTGAAAACATCTGAGAACGCTCTGTTCTGATAGAGCCAGCCGTCACCCTTTGTGTGTCCGCCCGGAGCAAAGCTGTAAATGCTGTTGATCTTAGGCACTATCTTTGTAGTCTCAGGTGTTGCGATAAGCACGTTTATCTTGTGTGAGCCTGCGACCTTTTCATAGTAGGTATCAAGTGCAGACTTGCTCGGTGTGCCTGATACCTTAGTGTAAGAACCGCTTGATTCGGTGTAATACTCCTTACCGCTCACGATATCGGTATCAGCGGTCTTTACATAGCTTGCAGCGCAAGGCTCAAAGCCGCCGTCCTCAGGGTCAAAGTTGAAGCGGTCATAGAAACGCTCATCATCAATGACCTCCATGATAGGCACACCGTCAATGTCGGTCACTCTTGTTCTAAGACCAAGTCCTCCCTCTGCGATCTGCGTCATTTCTATCTTTCGTGTGAACTTGTCAGACTGCTCCAGCAGGTCCATAATTGTGGAAGTCACATACATAATGAGCGAGCCGTTAGACTTGTATCTTCTCAGCTTGCCTGATGAAAGAAAGCCTTTGAGCTTGTCGAACACGTTACCCTTTGTGTATGATGAAGCGGCTGTTGATGAGTGATAGCCCTCAAGTCCTGCCGCTCTCTGAGCTGTCTTTGAGAAGAACAGAGCGTCAGTTTCGGGAGCGGACTGTGTTTTCTCAAATACCTCTGAGATATTCTTGATAGACGCTGATGAGTTCGTTTCGTCAACATCAGCCTTATCCACAAGAAACTCAACATCACGGTCGTGTGTGAGAGTGAAAGGCACGTCCGTCTGAACATACTTACCGGTGTTCCAGCCGCCGTTTCTGTTGTGGCTCTTGTAGCCTGATGTTGACATCTGTGTGAAGTGGAAAGTCTTTGCGTCAAGCCACCTAACGTTCTGTGTGATGAACGGGCTTGACAGTGTTTCCTGGATCCTTATCTCCAAGAGTTCGGGGTTCCATACTTCTGCGTAATTAAGATTTGGCATGATTCATTCCTCCTGTTTTTACTTGAATTTGTTCCAGCGTTTCTGCGCTGTTGGTTTGCTCTGTGGCTTCTTTTCATCAGTATCCGAAGATCCTGCACCGACCTTGAAACCGCCCTGCTTTTTGCCGTCGGACTTTTTATCGCCCTCGCCTTTCATATCCGGATACTTCTTCACAACCGCAGAAAGGGCGGCGTTGATATCCTGCTGACTGCCGTTTCTCACATAGCTTTCAGCCACCGCAACGGCGTCCTCGATACAGTCGGGCTTGATACCAAGCTGCATAGCGGCTATCTGAGTTTTGAGTCTGAGTATTTCCTGATCTTTTTCGTCAGGTGCGTTCTCGGCATTGTCCTGCTTGTCGGACTTATCCTCGCTTGGCTGTTCCTGCTTATCTTCCGCAGGCTTATCAGCACCCTCACCGTTCTCGTCAGCCTGACTATCGTCCGACGCAGGCTGCTCCTTGTCGGCAGAGTTCTCATCTGCCTTGTCCGCAGGCTTTTCCTCAGCCTTTGGCTCGTCCTTTTTCTCCTCGTGAGTATCGGGAGTTTTCTTCTCCTCCTCATCAGGGAGTTTCTTTTTCTCGTCCATTTTCTGACCTCGCTTTCTTAATTTTGTGTATGAAAAAAGCACCCGTTAAGGTGCTTAGTTCCGATGTTTGAGTATAAAAATACCGCCTCGCCGTAGCGGAGCGGTTAGATTTATAACTGACCGATATAATCCAAAATACTTTCGCACATCAAGCCTTCTTCATTTGGATTATAATTTTCATCCAAACAGTTCAAAGTCAAGTAATCACCAACTTTATCTTCTATGACATCAAGTTCATCATTTGGGTCAATACCAATAGAAACAAGAAACTCTTTTTGTTTTTCTGACATTATAATCACTTCCTTTTGTACTTGTTGATTTTGTTCTTGCCTGTTTTCCATATAGTTGCGATAGTTCCAGTTTGGGGATTTACATTAACAGTTGCTTTCTCACCAATAAATCGTTGGCTTGGTCTGCCCAAACTATCAATTTTAATTTCATCAATATACAGAGG